ACGATCGAGCCGGCGAACTCTTCGCGGGTTGTCGTGACCTTGACCTTCTGCACCTTGATCGTGTGAAGGGGGCAACCCAGGTACGTGGCGTTGTTCACGCAGTTCATCGCGCCATACCACGACGAGGGGAACTGCGAGTAGTTTTTGGTGACCGTCGCCACGGCCGTCGATTCCTGCGTCACGAGGCCGGGGAAATAGTCGTAGGCCGAGTTCGTCAGCGGTCGCAGCGTCGTGCCGTCGTAGTACGTGAGAGCCGGCACCTCGCCGGGCTGCGAATCAAAGTCCCACACAGCGCCTCGATTGACCGGCGTCACCAGTTCATCGAGCGTTATTACCCCGTACTCAAACAGCACATGCGTGTGATACGTCGAGCCGTCGAAGCCCTCCGTGAGCTTCATGGACCGCACGCGCTGGTCAGTGTACGTCGGGTGCTGCGATCCGAAGTCGATTCCCAGGTGCTGGAAGATCGCCGTCTCTGCGGTCGGGTTCGTCGGCGTGTCATCCGACAAGATGCAGACGAACTCCCGCGTGAGCTTGCGAGGCTGGCCCACCTCGTACTCGGCCTTTCGCGGCAGCTCTTTCGATGATACGACGCCCATGATTTTCGCCTTACGGGAAGATAGTGGCCGGCTGGCCGAGCCGCGTGAGGTCGCGGTCGATGCTCGCGGCAATGCGGGTCATTACCTTGTTCAGTGCTCGCAACTGAATCAGTTGCGGGTCTTGCTGCTGGTTGAACAAGTCGAGGACAAGCTGCTGCCCTTCCTGCGTCCGCACGTCAGCGGTCTGCACCTGACGCGGGCCGAGCGTGTTGAGTTCGGTGAGACGCTTTTGTTGCCGCTCAAACTCGGCCTGCTGTGACTTCGCTTGCTCCTCCGCGAACTTCTTCTGCTCCTCGAATACTTGCTGCTGCTGCTTCGCCTGGGCTTCGACTAGCTGCGCCTGCTTCTTTTGAAACTCCTCGCGTTGAGCGGCTGCACCGCTGGCGATGTCGCGCTCCTTGGCCTGCACTTGGTCGAGTTGGGCGAGCCGCTTCGCCGCGGCGGCTGCGGCTTCCTTGTCGTTTTCCTGCCGTGCCTTGCGTTGATCCTCCTGAGCCCTGGCAATTTCCGCCTCGACCGCCTGGAGGTTCTCTGCTGCCTTGACGCGGGCGTTGTCGCCGCCGAACTCCTGCTGCTTAATGAGGTCGTTCACGGTCTTCTCTTGCTGTAGCCGAACCTTGATGGCTTCGTCTTCGGCCTTCTTGCGTTCGTCAGCGGCTTTCTTTTCGCCTTCGATTCGCTTGTCAAACAGTTCCTGCTGCCGCTTTAGTTCGACTTCGTAGCCTTCCTTGTTGAGGATTCCGTCCTTGACTCGCGCCTGGGCAGCCTTGATGCCTTCCTGTAGCTGCAAGGTCGCGTCGAACCCGGCCTGCCCGAACTCTTCGGCCTTCTTCTGCGCTGCGCCGATGAGGTCGCTCGTGTTGGCGAACGACTTTTCAAAGCCGTCGCCGAAGCCCTGGTCGATAGCCTGCAACTGCTCTTCGAGTTGGAGCCTTCTCTGGTCGATCTCCGCAACCCGCTGCTGCGCCGCCTCGCCGCCAGCCTCATTGATTCGCTGCCGCTCTCTTTCAAGTGCGGCCAGGTCTTGTTCGATCTTGGAGGCCGCGTCGCTGGTCTTCAGCAATTCATCGACACGCTTGCCATCAGCCTCGGCCTGCTTCTCCGCGGCTTCGGTAGCTTCTTGCCGCAGTTGCTTTTCCTTGACCAGTTCTTGATTCAGCCTCTCTACGAAGCCGTTCATAATCTTGATCTGGTCGGCAGTCAGTTCGCCTTCCTTTGCCATCTGCGAGAACGTAGACAGCGTCCCTTGTGACTGCTGCAAGAACTCCGACGTGCCATCGGTCGCGGTCTTCAGGAACTGATCGAGGTCGGCGGTCGTGCTGGCGAGGTCAGCCTGCAACTTCACTTCAGGCAGGCGGGCGTTTTCGATCTGATCACGCAGCCCCTTGATGAACTTCTGCCCCTCGCCCTGGCCCGCCGCCTCGGCGTCACCGCCAGTAAACGCATCAGAGAGAGCCTTCGCTGCGTTGGCGGCGGCAGCCTCCAGTTCGGCGGTGTTCCGGTCGGCGTTCTCCTGTGACGCAGCAGCTAGTCCGGCACCGAACTGCTCCAAGTCATCGCTGACATAGCTGCCGATCGCCTCAAGGATTTTCCCGAATCCAATGAGAAGCGCGTCGATGCCAAGCTGGATCACGTTGAAGACGGCGCGGAATCCCTCCATGCCTGCGACGAGCAACTGCCCGCCAATGCGGAACACTTCACCAACGTCTGCGAGGGTTGTGGAGATGTCGCCGAAGCTCTGCATGAAGCTGTCAAAGATGCCAGCGAAGTAGTCGGCACCTTGCAGCAGCACGTCCGTGATTGCGTTGGCGATGCCCGTGCCGCCTTGGCCTTCGGCTCCGGCAAACTCTTCGACAAACCTCAAGAACTGCTCGGTGACCGCAGTCACGGCGGGAGCGAGGTTGCCGATCACCTGTCCCGTGATTCCTTCGACGGTCGCTCGCACGAGATCAAAGGCATCGTTCATGTCAGCGACGTTGTTGACTTGCGTCTCGCTGACGATGACGCCGAGCCGCTCGGCCCGAGCCTGCAATTCCTCGATGCTCGCCGCCCCCTCGCGGAACAGCGGAGCCAGTGCCGCACCTTGCTTGCCGAACAACTGCACGGCAGCAGCGGCCCGGTCTGCGGCGGTCGGCAACTGTGAGATAGCATCGCCGATAGCTGAGAACTGCTGCTCCGGTGCTAACGCCTTGAGTTCAGCGACCGAAAGCCCGATGCCCTTGAGCGTCTTGTCAAAAGCGTCGCCAGCGTTCGCCTTGCCGATGTTCACGCCGAGTTTTTGGATCGCCACGCCAAACGCTTCGGCGTCCACGCCCGCCAGCTTCGCCGCCAGCGAGTACGCCTGAAGCGACTCAACGCCGATCCCGGTGCGAGCCGAGAAGTCGTTGAGCGTGTCGATGTTTGCGTTGACCGTGGCGGCAAGGCTTACCACCTCGCCGGCAACGCGAGTGAAAACGCTGCTGAGAGCCTGGAGCCCGTCGATGATCGCCCGCCCGATTTGGATGCGGGAAATCGTGTTGAGGTTCTTCGCCATCCCGTCAAGCTGCGTGTCGGCTGTCTTTGCCGCCCGGCCCGTGCCTTCGAGGTCACGCTGCGACTTCTCCATCGCACGGTTGAACGTCTCAAGCGAGATACGCCCAGCGTTGAACTGCTCGCGAAGCTCTGCCGTCGCCCGCTCGTACCGCTGCTGCGGCGTGATGTTCGCCTCGGTGATCTGGGCCGCGCGACGCAGCGACGCGACTTGCTTGTCCGCGGCCTCGCCAACTTTGGCGAACTCAGTGGCAAACGTGCGTGCGTCGATTTCGCCACGCTTCAGGCTCGCCGTCAGGTCTTCAATCGCCTTGGACGTGTCAGCTTGAGCGCGGGCCGCAGCCTCGCTCGTGCCCGCGAAGTCGGTGAACTGCTTGGTTACGTCTTCGGCGTTCTTCGCCAACGCATCCAACGCCCGCTCTACAGGCGTGAGGCTCTGCCGAACGCCTGTCGCGTCCGCAGAAATCTTCATCGCCAGTGAGAGCACGTTTGCCACTAGTCGAACCCTAACTGTTTCTTCAGATCCAGAATCACGTCGCGGGCCTGCACCTCGTGCTGCGGGGCTTCCTCGACCGGAATGAAATCACTCGCCCGCGGTGCCTTGCCTTTCTCCGAGTACGGTGCCAGGATCGCCGAGACAGTCAGGCCCGTCTCGGCCCAGCTGTCAGGGATCGCGTGGTAGTACCTAGTGAAGGCCATCCACTCGCCAAGCTCACGAGATGACATTCGCCGCTCGATCTCGCCTACCGTCATTCCCAGATGCCCCGCCAAACGAAACATAAACCGTCTCGTCGGGCGGATGTTCAGTTTTTTGCCAACTCCTCCACGTCGCTTTCGCTCATCGCGTTGTGCTTCATCGCCTTGTCGAAGAGCCGCGACACGACCTTCGCCGACTTGCCCGCCAACTCCTCGACCTTCTCGTCGCTGAACAGCCGCGCGCCGGTCTCAGGATGGCACAGGCAGCGGGCGAGGAACTTCGTGCGGAAATTGTCGATGCCCGTCTCGCGCTTTCCGATCCACTCCCGCTCGTAGGCATCACGCTCGCCCACCGTCATCACGCGGATGCCGAGCGTCATGCCGCCCCACTCCTTGACCGTGACCTTGAGGATGCCGAGGTCTTCGGCGGCGAGGATCTGTGCTGCGAGTTCTTCTGCCGTGAGGGTCATGCTTGTTACTCCTGGACGATGCGAAAGACGCTTTTGAGGCGATACACGTCGTTCACCTTCGCACTCACGTCAAGCGTCTGGCAGATCGCTTTCGTGGTCAGCGTGAGCCCGCCGCGAATCGGTACTCGGTC